TAGGTAGATTCGATCCTAATGATCCTAACGTAGCTACAGGAATGACAGGAGCACCTGCATGTGGAGACGTTATGCGTCTACAACTTAAACTAGACGGAGACTTGATAGAGGATGTTAAGTTTAAAACTTATGGCTGTGGTTCTGCAATAGCTTCTAGTACTATGTTTGTAGATATGTTAAAGGGTAAGACAGTAGAAGAAGCAAAGCAAATAAAAGATAAAGATATTGCAGAGGCTTTACAACTACCGCCTATTAAACTACATTGTAGTGTATTAGCTGAAGAAAGTATATGTAAAGCTATTGAAGATTGGGAAACTAAGTCTGCTTATAGAAAACATAATCAACAATGAATGAAGAATATATTAAAAGAAAGACATCAACTATACCATTTGGATATGAGTCTAGTGAAGTAAAAGGTTATTTAAAACCTGTGCCTGATCAATTAGAAGCACTAGAAGTTGCTGAAGACCTAGTAGCTAGTGAGTCTATTAGCTTACGAGATGCTTGTGATTGGATAGAGTTTAAAACTAAACGTAGTATTACAGCAGCAGGATTAAAGAAACATATAGATAAAAAGTATGGAAAAAGAGAACAACGAATTGCACGATTGGGAAGAGAATCCACATCTCTACTTGACAGATTCTGAAGGAAGCTTTATACTAAAGAAAGATGGTACACCTCGTAAAAAAGGTGGACGACCACAAGGTAGTAAGTCTAACTATAGGTATTCAGATGAGCAGAAAACAAAAATGGCATCACGAAGATCAGTTGCCAAAAAACGTAAAGCAATCGAAAAGATTGAAAATAAACTCAAATCAAAGAGACATAGTCTTAAACAAACGACTAAATTACTCAGCAAACTTGAAGACAATAAAGAGACAGACGAGGGGAAGGTAGTAACAGAAGACGAACTACACGTACTTCCTAAAGCTGTTCAGGCTGAGATAGATAAAGGTAGTCATGTTGTCTTTCATCCAAATGAAGGACCACAGACAGAGTTCTTGGCTGCCGATGAAAAAGATGTATTATATGGTGGTGCTGCAGGTGGCGGTAAATCATACGCTATGTTAGTTGATCCATTAAGGTATGCACATAAGAAAGCACACAGAGCCTTAATACTTAGAAGGTCTATGCCAGAACTACGAGAGCTCATAGACAAATCCAGAGAATTATATCCACAAGCATTTCCCGGCTGTAAGTTCAGGGAAGTTGAGAAAGTGTGGAACTTTCCTAGTGGGGCTAAGATAGAGTTTGGTTTCTTAGAAAGAGATGCAGATGTTTATCGTTATCAAGGACAAGCGTATAGTTGGATAGGCTTTGATGAGATAACTCACTTACCTACAGAATTTGGTTGGAACTATCTAGCTTCTCGTCTAAGAACAACAGACCCTGAAATAAAAACTTATCTTAGATGTACTGCTAACCCCGGTGGTATAGGAGCTAATTGGGTTAAGAAAAGATATGTTGATGCTTATTCACCTAATGAATCTTTTCAAGGTGATGATGGACTAACTAGAAAATTTATTCCTGCTCGCTTAACTGATAACCCATACTTAGCAAATGATGGTGTCTATGAGCAGATGCTAAAATCTTTACCGCCTGTTCAACGTAAACAATTACTAGAAGGTAATTGGGATGTTAATGAAGGAGCAGCCTTTGTAGAATTTGATCCTGACGTACATATTATTACTCCATTTAGTATTCCTATAACATGGGAAAGAGTAAAGGGGATTGACTATGGGTATGCTTCTGAGAGTGCTTGTATATGGGGAGCAGTAGATAGAACAGATGGTACTTTAATAATTTATAGAGAATTATACAAAAAAGGCTTGACAGGTGAGGATTTAGGACGTATAATAACAGAAATGGAATTAGAAGACCCTCTTTCTGTTTCAGGAGTGTTAGATACGTCTGCTTGGTCAAAGACGGGCACAACTGGACCAACTGTTGGAGAGTCTCTCGTCAGGCAAGGACACAAACTTAGACGAGCAGATAAAAATAGAATACAAGGTAAAATTCAGATTCACGAATATTTAAAAGTACAACCAAGTGGTAGACCAAGATTGCAGATATTTAATACCTGCCCTAACTTAATAAAAGAACTACAAAGCATACCATTAGATACTCGTAACCCTGAAGATGTAGACACACATGCTGCAGATCATGCTTATGATGCTCTGCGGTATTTGATTATGAGTAGACCAAGAATAAATAATCCAATAGAAAATCTTCGTCAATATCATAGAGAATCTATTTATAGACCTGTAGACGATACTTTTGGATATTAATATATGGCAGACAAAGACAATACATTTTTAAGTGCTGATAACATCTACGAAGAAGTAGAAGGTGAGGCAGGTAAAAGTTTAAATTTAATACCTGATCAGCAACTAAACTTAGCAGGCTTAATAGCTAGTAGATTTCAAATTGCTGAAGATGCTAGACGAACACATGAAACCAGATGGTTAACTGCTTATCAAAACTACAGAGGTTTGTATGCTAAGAATATTAGATTTAGAGAATCTGAGAAGTCTAGAGTCTTTGTTAAAGTAACTAAGACAAAAGTACTTGCAGCATTCGGACAGCTTATTGATGTAATCTTTGGAACAGGTAAGTTTCCTATTGGTATTACAGAAACTAAAATGCCAGAAGGTGAAGTATCTCAAGCACATTTAGATACACAGAATCCAGTTCCCGGAATTGAAACAACACCTGCCGAACCTCTTGAAGATGAAGTATCAGAAGAAAATCCATATGATGTAGGTTATGAAGGTGATGGTAAAACATTAAAGCCCGGAGCAACTTTTGCAGATGGTAAATTTCAAGAAAGATTTTTAGAAGAAATTGCAAAGGCTGAAGGAAACTATACAGTAGGGTCTAGTCCAATCCCTACAGATTTAGAGGTTAGTCCTGCTCAAGCAGCAGCAAGACGAATGGAAAAATTAATTCACGACCAAATTGAAGAATCAAATGGTTCGTCTGAATTACGAAGTGCGTTATTTGAATCAGCTATGATGGGCACAGGAATTATTAAAGGTCCATTTAATTTTAATAAAACTTTAAACAAATGGGATGAAGACGAAGAAGGAAATAGAACTTATAATCCTTTAGAAGTTAGAGTACCAAGAATAGAATTTGTAAGTATTTGGGATTTCTTCCCTGATCCAAATGCTACGTCAATGGAAGAATGTGAATACATTGTTCATAGACATAGATTAAACAGAAGCCAATTTAGAGCATTAAGTAAGATGCCTTATTTTGATAAGGATGCAATTAGAGAATGTTTAATGATGGGTGGTAATTATGAAAAGCGTAGTTACGAAGATCAAATAAGAGGGGAAGAACAAGACGACCATGCTCCAACACAATATGAGGTATTAGAATATTGGGGAATTATGGATGCAGAATATGCCAGAGAAGTAGGCATGGATGTAGACGATTCTATTGATGATTTAGACGAAGTACAAATTAATGCTTGGGTAAGTAATGGTAAAATACTTAGAGCAGTTGTTAATCCTTTTACTCCTTATAGAATACCATATAATGCTTTTCCTTACGAAAAGAATCCGTATAGTTTCTTTGGAGTTGGTGTAGCTGAGAACATGGATGATTCTCAACAAATTATGAACGGTCATGCTAGAATGGCTATTGATAATTTAGCTTTGTCAGGTTCATTAGTTTTTGATGTAGATGAGTCTGCATTAGTAGGTGGACAAAGTTTTGAAATGTACCCCGGAAAAATATTCCGTAGACAATCAGGAATGCCCGGACAAGCAATACATGGTGTAAAGTTTCCAAACACATCAACTGAAAATATGATGATGTTCGACAAGTTTAGACAGCTTGCTGATGAGCAGACAGGCATACCAAGTTACTCTCATGGTCAAACAGGAGTACAGAGTATGACAAGAACTGCATCAGGAATGTCTATGTTATTAGGTGCAGCAAGTCTTAACATTAAAACAGTTGTTAAGAACTTGGATGATTTCTTACTTAAACCTTTAGGAGAAGCATACTTTCAATGGAATATGCAATTCTTAGAAAATAAGTTAGGAGTCGTAGGTGATTTAGAAGTTAATGCTTCTGGAACAAATAGCTTAATGCAGAAAGAAGTAAGGTCACAAAGATTGACAACCTTCTTACAAACTGCACAGAATCCTGCTATTGCTCCATTTGTTAAGATGTCTAAGTTGATAAGTGAACTTGCCTACAGTCTTGATCTTGATCCTGATGAAATACTCAACGATCCTGAAGAGGCTGCAATCATGGCACAAATAATAGGAATGCAAAATAATGTTGGACAAGAAACAGGCTCGGAAGTTAGTGCCCCTAGTGAAGGGGAAGGAATGGGAGGACTTACTGGAGTACCTCAATCACCTCAAGACCTTGGAGTTACAGGTACTGGCGGTGGCAACATCGGAACTGGAAATATACCGCAGTCAGGGGAAGCTGAATTTTCTGGCACACCTAGAGCAGTTGGAGAGTAAAGTAAACGAAGCAATGAATAGGAAAGAGGAGAATTAAATGTTAGATTTTATTTCAACAATAATACAAATTATTCAAATACTACCTTGGTTAGTTGCGGGAGCATCGTTAATAGCTGCTTTAACACCTACACCTGCAGATGATAAAATAGTAGGAAAACTCTATAAAATATTAGATTGGTTCGCACTTAATATAGGTAAGGCAAAGGAGAAATAATATGCCACATGGGAAAGAAACATACGGAAGTAAAGTTGGAAGACCACAAAAAAAACAACGACAAGCTTTATTAGAAGGAGGACAAGGTTCTGGAAAGCTTCCTACTACACAAGCAAATCAAATAATAGGTAACTTAGAAAATATGGGATCAGGGTATATTAATCCTTATAGCGGAACAATAAGAAAAGGTTTAGATAGATTAGGACATATGAGTGTCGGAGATAAAATAGTTAATCCTAATGCTCTTAGTTTATTACATAATGCAAATAATACTTTAGATAATATAGTTAGAGGAACAGTAGGAGCTTTAATACCCGGAGGAAGTACACCACTAAGAGATCGTTTGGAAAGAAGAAGAAGAAATAAAAGTCGTGGAGAAGAACAAGCTGAAAGAGAAATAGAAGCACTAGCAGCTAAAGCCTCTAGAAAAGATAGAGCAGAGGGTGGTGAAATAAATGATCAAATGAATGCTCTAGCTATTTCAGTAGAACCTGCTATAGTTGAAGAACAAGAAACACACACAATGCCAGATGGTACTGTAATGCCCGGTGCAACCCACGAAGAATATGAACAAATGCTTCCTGATGAGGAGATGGAAGAAGATTATGTAGACTATGTTGTAAACTCTACATTAGATGAACAAGATAAGAATTATTTAGAAAGTGCTCTCGCAGAAGATGCTAAGTTAAGTGAAATATTTGACCAAGTAATTGAGAGTGCAACAGAATTTTCAGGCTCTGGTCCTATTGAAGGTCCGGGCAATGAGAAATCCGATTCGATACCTGCAAGGTTATCGGATGGAGAATTTGTCATAACTGCAAAAGCAACAGAAGAAATCGGAGCAGACAATTTAATGTCTATGATGAAAGATGCTGAAGCTGCTGCAGATGAAAGACAAAGTGTCGCTTATGGTGGCATGATAGACGAAGAAGACCAAGCAGTTCCTCTTCCTACGCAAGGCAGTAGAGCAGCACAAGGTAATGTACCTAATGTTGTAAAACAATCTCGTCAGGTGGAAGAAGAAATGTTAAAGTCAAGTCCTCGTAGATATTATGTTCCTGTAAGTGGCTAAGAGAGATAAAGCCACCCTATAATTTTATAGGCACTATATCATATATAACAACCGAAAGGCGACCTTTACAAGACAAGCCCTACTGTGCACAATGTAGCGACCTTGTTAACGAAGCCCTGATTAGGAGGTAAGAAAATGACTGAAGAAGTTATAACCGAGAACCGAGAACCACAGAAAGCCAACCCTTATAATGCAAAAAAAGATTGGCATAATGTAAAAGATAAACCTTTTGTATCGTCAGATAATTTATTTTTTGATAAACCTGTTTCAAGTGAACATGACGAAAGTGATGAAATTGAAGCAGAAAAACAAGAAGCAGAAGCAAATAAGGATAAACCTTATAAGCAACCTGATTATAAAAAACGATACGATGATTTAAAAGCTCACTACGATTCTAGACTTAATGAGTTTAAAGCTAGAGAACAAGAGTTAATACAGGAAGCTGTTGCAAACAGACCAGAGTATAAAGCTCCAAAATCTCCAGAAGAACTAGAAAAGTTTAAAAACGAGTATCCTGATGTTTATGAAGTGGTAGAGTCTGTTGCTCATATGCAAAGCGAAAATCAAGTTGCTGAACTGCAAACAAGATTAGATGCGATGCAAGGAAGAGAAACAGAAATACTAAAACGAGAAGCTGAAAAGGACCTTCGAGAAAAACATCCTGATTTTGATGATATTAGAAACAGCGATGAATTTCAAGAATGGGCTGAGTTGCAACCAGAGGCTATTAAAGATTGGATTTTTAATAATCCAAACGATGCAACTTTAGCTAGTAGAGCTTTAGATTTATTTAAAAAGGATATTGGATTAGAGGTTACACAACCTACGTCAAATTCTAAACAGACTACACAATCTGCTGCTGATATGATCTCCACTAAAACAACTAGTGTAGATACAAATCAACAAAGAGTGTGGTCGGAAAGAGAGATTGCTGCCATGAGTGTTGCAGAGTTTGATAAATACGAAAGTGAAATCAGCGATGCAATGCAAGAAGGC